TATAGGAACACCCCTGTGGGTTCCCTCATGAATGGATGGTAAAATGTTTTTTCGTTGAAGATAAGTGATCAATGGGGTTGTGTCTGCCAATGTAACTTGCGTAACAGCGTCAGCAACCCTCTCAAGAGGCCCTTTGTTTGTGTTAATATACGGATTCAATGATTGAGAAAAGTTAAGCTGTTTTGACATGTTCTTTTCACCGCTTGACAGATTTGCAAGCATTTCCCCAGGGTTTCTATAATACAATTCAACTGGAGATGTCTGGCGAAGCGTCCTAAATTGATCTTTCAATCTGGCTCTTTCAGTTGGGTCTGTCGTCTCCCTGATGCGAGAATCAAGTGAGTTTAGAGAGTCCAACCTGTCTCTGGCCGCCTTTTCTGTCGATGTTCCACCTTCTCCTTTAGGAACTCCAGTTATGTATTGATCTGCGTGAGTCAGTTCATGCGCTTCAGTCACGTCCTGAATTTCTTTACTCTGATTAGGATTAATCCAAATTTCTTCCTGACCTGGCTCTGGTAAAAAATACCCAGTGTCTCCCGCATATTCTGGCTTTACATCACGGTTTATTTTAAATCCATAGTAATTGGCCCGATCTGGGCGCAGTGCCGCCATTTCAGCGGGCGTTGCGCCGAAAAGTTCTTTTGGATCGCCTAAAACGTCACCCTCCATATTCACGCGGGGGATTCTCAAGATACCTGTTTTGTCTGCAACTCTGCCTGGAGATACTCCTCGCTGCAAGAACGTGTCAGAGTCTGAAAGCCTTTGCCAATAAGCAGCTTCATCTGGGGTTAAACTTACCCCCATTCTGTTTATTTCATCAATGCTCGGCTCGTAGAATTGACGATTTCTAAACGTACTTACGTCTTGTTTCGGTCTTGCATATAAATTAGCAAATTCATCTAGTTGCCTAAGTTGGGCATCATCAATTACCTTCAGCGCCTTCATCGTGGCCCCAGTGCCACCAGATAGAACTGCGGCTGCATCGCCTAGATATGATGCTGGATCTTCAGCAAGATTTTTCCAGAACTCCCCAGGCTGGCCAAGGCCGTAGTGACCAGCAATTTCAGCGGCTGCACTATCCAAGGCAGCTTCACCAGCGGGGTCTCCCTCGTAGCCAAGAGCATTTCTCGCCACCTTTGAACCAGCGCCGTAAGCAAGCTGCCCAGTTCCCTGAGTAAGGTTTTTTGCAAACTCTATTTTTTCCCGCATACGCGCTGGATTTGTCATAAGGTCTGCAAAGTCAGCAGTATCAGAAAACAGATTGGCAATGCTTGACGGGGCGTTTCTGACGAGGTTGTCAAGGTAGTCAGACCAAGACATATCCACGTATTCAGAAGCTGGAATGCCTTTGCCAGTTTCTGCGCCGCCTTGGTCAAAACTATTGCGGCTCTTGATGCCCTTGGCTGTCAGAAGCGCCGCGCGGATCGCCTTGTCTCTGTCCATTTACTGCCCCTGCTTTCTAATCTGCATTGCCAGCTTGATTGCCTCTTGAGCGTGGTCACGCTCCTGCATATCACGTTCGTGTTGCATTCGAACAGCGTCATTCATCTGGTCGCGGTCTACTTCCATTTGTTTGACCCGCAAGTCCTTCTCGCGGTCGAGGTCGCGGTTCTGGTCGTTTATCTCATCGCGCTTCATGCCGTATTCCATCTGGCGGGCCTTGTTCTGCTCGGCCACCATCTTGGCGGGGTCTGCCTGTGGCCCCTGCGGCCCCTGCGGAGCGCCTGAACGTGACTGCGCAGACAGCATCGTGGCTTGGGCGCGCAGCGTGTCAGCATCAGCCTTCTGGTGGGCGATCTTGATCTCCTCAACGCCCTTCAGGAACTCAGGCGGTGGCTGCTTGGCATGCGCTGGCTTGAGGAACTGCTCAGGGTTCGACCAGCCGATGGCGCGCAGGGCTGCCTTGTCGATGGCTTCCTCGTCGTACATCTGCGGGTTTGCGGCCTGCAACTGCTTCAGCGCCATGATCTTCATCACGCGCTGGGCATGGCTGGACGTGTTGGGGTCTGCCTGCGGCACCAATTCCACATCGTTGATGGCCTGAATGAACAAGTCTTCATTCCACTGGACGGTGGGCTTGCGGTTGCGCTGCCAGAAGCTTTCGGGATGCTCGCGGAAGCACTTCAGCAGCAGCGAGAACTCCTCGGCCTGCGCGCTGTGCATGCGCTTGTGGACGGCGTTCATGATCTTGGTAGCCTGATCGATCATGGCCAGCGTGGTGCCGACTGGGGCATCAGCACGGCCCTCGCCAACCTGAGCCTCCGAGGTGCCACCCACGCGCATGCCAGTCTGGGACATGTTCTCCACCAGTGCCATCAGTGCCTGCGATGGCTCCTTGTACGGCAGCGGCATGATGGCCTGATTGATGGGCATACCACCCGTCTTGATCTGGGCAGATCCGCCTGGCGGGATGCGGAAAATATTGGTGTTCTGGCGTGATCCCGTGTCGCTGATCAGAAACCCTGGGAAGTTGGCGTACATGCCAGCGTCCAGTAGTTCGCGCCACGCTGCGGTGATGGCGTTGGTGGTGTTGCCCAAGATGTGCAGCAGGCCGATGTCGTAAAAGCCGAGGCCTGGCACGAAGGTGTACTTGACGAAGTTCGTGCGGGCCTCTGGCAAATCGGCGGTGTCCTGATCGAAGTTGCGGGTGATTGACAGGATCTTGCGCGAAGACACGTCGATGGTGACACGGTACGGGATTTCGAGGCCAGTAACTTTGCCCTTGTACTTGTGTTCATACCCCTTGATGTCCAGTTCGCAGTAGACTTCGTAGATCTCGCGGTCACGGTCATCTGGGTTGGACGATGTGGCGGTGACGCCCTGCTGCGCGCTCTTAGCATCCTGAGCGGCATCTGGCGTGACCTCGTTGGGCGTCTCCAATTCGGTGTCGCTGTAGATGCCAATGATCTGCAGGCGCGTGACCGTGCTGGGCCGCATGAAGACGCGGTGCGTGACGCGCTTGGCGTTTGACAGGTCGGTGGCGGCGCTGTTCACGATCAGGTTGTCGGCATCCACGCTCTCGCTGACGGGGCGGTTGCGCAGCGGGCAGAAATACACCTTCTTGAACGATGTGCCGCCGAAGCCCAGCATCAGCAGCATGCGGTCTGTGTCTGGGTAGTATTCGCGCGCCGTGCTGGTCAGATAGTGGTTCATGTCCTTCTCAAGGGCGTTGGCAATCTCGTCGCGCTGGGTAGTGCTGCCGTTTGCGTCATCGCGGATCTTAACGGGGCCGTCGGTAGGCAGCAGTTCGGAGCGCGCGTTGGCTTGAAAGCGCAGCACGGCCTCCTGCAGCAGCGGGTGGCGCACTTTCGACATGCCCTCCACGGGCGCACCATCGGCAGCGCCATTCAGGCCAGGTATTTCGATCTTGAGGCCCAGCAGCTTGATGCCTTGGGCGCGGTCGTCGATCCACTCGCTGCGGCTCTCAAGGTCATCGGACACGCCACGGATCAGGTCATCCGCAATGTTTTGCAGTTCGATGTCGTCGATCTCGTCAACGAGGTTGTCAAACCAGCCTTCTGGCGGTGTCTTTTCGTTGTCGGGGTCTTTGATTGGCTTGCCGTCAAGTGACAGCGTGATCGACCCATCGCCGTGTTCGATCTTGAGGATGGCACCATCCTGCGAGATTTCTGGAATGTCATCAGGCTCGGTATCGTCATGCTCAACGGTCACGTCCATCGGGCCAATGGCGGCATCCGCCTCATCATCAAGTATGCGAATATTCGGGTTCAAGCCTGACATTGTATTCCCTCAAAGGTAATGGCTGCGCCCACATTAGCAGACGCAGCCACGAATATCAACGCGCGATGGCCTCCACGGGGCGGTCAGGCTGGTTCTGGTATTTTCCATCGTATTCTGAGCCGTTGATGATCATTGCTTCAGCCCCTCCCGCGCCATTGCAACCATGCGCTTTACGACTCCGCTACTGGTGGGCTTTTCCTCTGCGGCGATGTTCTTTAGGGCATCGTTGGCACGGGATAACTTGTTAGAGAAATCTACAGAAAGCTCCATAAACTTATCAGTGCAATCCATCTCATGCTTGATGCGTTCCTCAAGCTTACGGATTTTCTTCCACGGGTTCCAGATCACTCCTCATCCTCCAAAAGCTTTAGGGCAGCCAGCACGTTGTTGACGTTGTATTCCCAGTCTTCTGCATCCGCATCACAATCCTCGCATTCTGGGCTGCACTTTGCCTGCGGCTCGTCGTACAGTTCTGCCGCCACTTTTTGTGCATGCTCTATGGTGAACTTCATTTGTCACCCCCGAACAAAACCCCAAACACAGCGGTGATTGGCCAAAACACAACAAGTAGGATTGCAACAGAAACATGCCCCTCTTTCATGGTGGGGAACGTGTCGTGGACGGCCTCAACGACATACTCAAAGTCATTGACGAGCCAGATCACGGGGATCAGGTAGAGCAACTGCGCGGCAACCATCCAGAGTTCCATTATTCCACCTCTCCATTTTGAAATTCCTCAACGAAGCGGCGGATGCCCTCCATGGCCATCGCCGTCTCATCCTCTCCATCAATCTCATATGTGCGTGTGATCCCGCTATGCTGGCCCACGCCAACCACGGTCACAACCTCGCCATCAATGACTGCGTTGCACAGAACTCTCATCGTCATCCTCCCCGCGTTTGTGTTCGATTACGTCAATGGCGATCCCCCAAATCATAGCAAAGACATCGAGCATGAGGTCAGCCTCACGCCCTTCCTTTGCGGAAGTGACCGCCAAAATCGTCATAACCCTAGCCAGAACCTCAATTGCATCGTACGGCGCAAGTTCCAAGTTGAGACACGTCTTGGTCACAAGCATAGACACCTTCATCGTCAGTTCTGTTTTCTTCTCGTCATCAGTCATTTTAATCCTCATGCGTTGTAGAGCGGCACATCTCCATTCCCGTGGAACTGCTTGTCGCTCTCGATTTCAGCCATTCGTTCTGCGGCTCGTGTGAGCATACCCACATCTCGAAGATGTTTCAAGGCCATACTGACGGTATCGACAAGATCGTCGTGCTTGCCGCGCGGGAATGACGAGGTCTGCCTGATCACCATCTCGGCCCAATCTTTGTTCGGCGCGTACACCATGCCCTCGCTGAAGATGTGCTGCACCGAATACAGCCTCGCCACCTTGTCGAGGGTCTTGGGGTCATACATCTGGACAACAAAGTCCTCGTTGCCGAACAGCCGCCGCATCTCCTGCGCCACCGAGTGGCCCGCCGCCTTGTTCTCGATCAGCAGAACATCGACCTTCATCCGCTTGCAGATGTCGGCGACTTTATTGGTGAGGTCGTGGACTTCGAGCTTGTCCTGCCACGCATACATCATCATCGCTTTTGGCACGGGGCCGAGGGATGATGACTGGATGCTGCGGGTCACGTCCATCGGCCTGCCGTACCTGTCAACCATCCTCGTCGCCGCAGAGTCCGAACTGCCACCGAACACGCCCCAGACCGTCAGCGCGCTGGGGTCGTTCTCGGCCTTGGTCGTGTAGGCGGTGTCCAGCGATGCCACGATGTACTCGATGGGTGGATACTCAGGATGATCCCATAGCTGCCACCACGCATCCTGGACGATCCCGCCGCCGCGAGGCTCTGGGCTTTGCGCATACTGCCCAGCGGTCGCGTATGGCCCCATGGCGGCCTCGTCACGGTCAACCACATGCTCAGGGAAGCGGTCGGGGAACAGCAGTTCGCCATCCTCTTCGCGCGGATCTTCGTAGCCCAGCATCGTTGGTTTCGCCCGCAGCGGGTCGTACCGCATTGGCAGCATGATGTGGTCATAGCCCATGTTTCCGTCGAGGATCACGCCCGACACGTCCAGTTCGTGCAGGCGCTGCATCACCACCACGATGGCCGATTTGTCAGGATTGTTAAGGCGCGAGGTCACGGCTTCTTTAAACAGGTTGGTGACCGAGAGGCGCTTGGCATCCGAGTTCGCGTCATCCACGCTGTGGGGGTCATCGATGATCACACGGTCGCCACGGTAGCCCGTGATGCCAGTGAAGGCACAGGCCTGCCGAGATCCCGTGGCGGTGGTTTCGAACTTGCCCTTGGCGTTCTGGTCGCCCACCAGCTTGACGGTGTCGCCCCAGTGGCCCTGATACCATTCGCTGCTGACCAGTCGCCGCATGCGCAGGCTGTCACGCAAGGCCAGTTCCAGTGAGTGCGAGGCGCAGACATACCGCATGGACGGCATGTTCTGCGGCCCCCACTCCCACGCAGGCCAGAACACCCCGACAAGCAGGGACTTCATCGTGCCAGGTGGGACGTTGGTGAGGAGGCGGTTGTAGTAAGTGTCATCGTCCAGCATCTCTCCGCGCGTGATGGCCTCAAGGTGCGCGCAGATGAAATCAATGTGCCAGCCGTGGACATAGGTCTGTTCGGGTTCGATCACATGCCACGCCGCTTTGACAAACTCAGCCAGTGACAATTCGCATTTTCGTTTTTCAATAATTTTACGTTGCGCCATTGCGTCGATTGCATATGGCAGCTTTATCACGCCCACAGCAGTTCCACCTCGTTGCTGTCATCATCAAACACACCGCAGCACATTTTGGACATGCCTGCGTCGAGGCAGATCCGCCTCTGCCCGATGAACACACCTGGAGTGTGGCCATGCACCACGGTCATCCCGCGATACCCAATGTCAGCGCCCTCTGGATAGCGGTACAACTGCGTCATGCTCTCTGGCTGATCCTCCAGATCGTAGGACTCATCAACGCCGCCGTGGACGTAGACACGTTTGGCATCACTGTGAGTGATCGGCAGGTCATAGAACCAATCGGCGTCACCCATCAGGGCGTCCATGTCTACCTCGCCAGTGAGCGGGTGCTGATATGACATGAGGGTGGCCTGCCCGCCGTTGGCCATCCAGTACGTCAATCTGTTGCTGCACACCATGTCCTCGTGATTACCACGCAGGCACACGGCGTTGGGCAGTGAGCGCACCAGTGCCACCACCTCACGGCTCTGGCTGCCGCGATCCACATAGTCGCCGAGGAACACGAGCTTCGCGCCCTCTGGTATCTGCGCTAGAAGCGCCTTGAGCGGCTCAAGCCTGCCGTGGATGTCAGTCATGACATACGTCCTAGACATCGGACAGAACCTTCTCCAGCATCTCCAGTTCCTCAAGAGACAGCTTCGAAACGTCGATGGTGTTTTGAACTTTGATGGGCGCGTCATCGACGCCGCCAATAAATGTTTTCTCGCCGTATTTCTTGGGGTTCATGCGGCCCAGCGCCCACTTGCGCGTGTCAACCCGCAGCCTGCTGCGCTGCACATGCTCTCCGTTCAAGGCGAACGATGTCGGGTCATCTGCGTTCTTCAGCATGAAGTCATTGCTGCCGTCATCCGCGATGTTCAGGACTTCCTCGAACATCGCGTCGGCCCGCATCTGCATCGCGAGCGCGTACTGTGACGTTCGATCTGGGTTTGTCCTCAAAATTTTCATCAGGGTGCTAATAGCTGGCATGTGATCGTCCTGGCAGATGGATCTAACACTTTCACCATTCACCATCCGCTCACAGATTTCATCGAACAGTTCATCAGTCATATTAAAAAGCATAACCGCCACTCCATGTGCTGGGTGGCGGCTATATACCATGAAAAGTGCGGTTAGTCTAGTTGGCCGAGAAAGTGACCGCCTCTTTAGCGCCCTGCAGGGTGCTGTGAGAGCTGTGCGAGCCATCCGCATACGTCACGATCCACCGATTGTTTAGTCCGCGTTGGATGGTAAGGCCTTTGTAAATCCGTGTCATGTTAATCTCCATTGTTTGGGTTGGTGGGGGCCACAGCTATCACTTTGGCCTGTTGATTTTTGTCTGCTTTACGCCATCGCGCTCGCCATGCTGCTTGATGGTGGCCTTGACCGTGACCGTAGCACCCGTCTCGCCCAAGACGTTTTTACCCTTGTAGATCACCGAGTTGCCATCTGCGTCATGCATGATGTGCAGGTACGAGGCACCATAAATGCCGTCGATCACGATCACGTTGCGGATCGTAACGGTGAAGTTGCAGCGCTCACCCACGGTGCCGATCCAGTTTGACGTGGCTGCCTCCTCAGCGCGCTTGGCGGCATAGCCTGCAACACGCTCCTCGCCGCGCGCAATCATCGCCAGCGCCGCATCGTTCTGCTTCTCGGTCAAGCCACCCCATTCGTTGACGTTGCCACGCAGGGTGCTGAAGAACTCGCCATAAGATGCTTTCACCACTGGGTGTGAGCCAGCGCGCTGCCCATCGTCGCGGTACGATGGCTCAAACTCACCCTGCTCGAACAGGAAGTCATCGACGCGCTTGGCACCAGCCAACGCCATCCAATTTGCGCGGCGGGTCTTGTTTGCGTTCAGGCGGATATTGCGGGCCTTTGCGGCTTCGTAGCGGGCTTCATTGTGGATCATGATAATCTCCATGCGTTGAGCGAGGCACCATGCCTCTGGATCAATGTGTATCAGTATACATCGTACGATGCAAGAGGAAAAGTGCGCAGCCCCAACTGGGAGGAGCTTAGGGCTGCGCTACCGTGATTGCGCCTTCTTCACGCGCGGCTCTCAACGGCATACCGCCAGCATTTACCCGCTGGTCAGGGTGTCCCCATCAGTAGTATTTGTCTACGATGTTTTTTTCGTAATGCTTAACAATCTTGTCGAACAGCGCGGGGCTGACGGGCTTGTTGCGACGTGATCCGCGAATGTCTTCGATCTCCAAGTCAAACCATGCTGGCTCATCGGAACCGTAGCTGTTGCTGCCGCCCTCGGTAACCTCAACATAAACGTCAATCTCAAACAAGAAACCACGAATTTCTACTTCCATCGAAAAGTTGTCGGTCATTTTAGTCTCCATCTGCTGGCGAGGCACCATGCCTCATGTGCAATCCATATCAAACCACATCGTACGATGCAACAACTATTTTCAAGAAACCCTGATTTTTGTTATTGCGAGCCAAATTTCTTCAATCGGTGTCAGTTCGTGACGCTCAACAATCCAACAGTTACCGTGGCCAAGGTTGACAGCCCTCGCCTCAGCCATGAAACGCTTTTGGCTGATTCCGCCCTCAACAAACATTATTGATGGTTCATCTGTAGCGGTTACCAAGACAGAAATATCAGATCTGAACGACTCTTTTGACTTGAATAGCAGCCTGCCACGCTCGTGGAATGACGCCTTAACGTCTATGCTCCAATCACCAGCCCACATGTCTGTGCCGTTATCGATGCCCAAGGCTGCGGGGTTGTACGGCAGTTGCAGAACCTTCGACACAGCCAACTCAGCTTTGATGCCGAGGAGGTCGATATTGTCCTGTGGCGCTTTCTGCTGATCCGCCACACCACTGGATCTGGCCATCTGCCAACGCAGGGCTGCACCCTGGTCACACGCTGACATCTCAGCCTTGGTCAGTTTTACATTTACCATCTGTCCCTCCTTACGGGTACGGCATTTTTTCATACTTTATCGCCCGCGCCGCCTTGGCCCTAAAACCACGCGACCCGATGATCTTGATGTACCTGTGCTTGCGTGGCCTCGGTGCCAGATAGAAGTCACCTCCATACCTGTCACGCATCGCCTGCGCGCGGTTTGCCACGCCCCTGAACTGGTCTGCTATGGTGATGCCGTGCAGATGCTCAAGGCCCCTCACCTTCCAGTCTGTGCGCTTCGCTGACAGCCCATGGTAAGTGAAGCTACACGCCTGATACACCACGCCACGGTGGCCCTGCTGCGTGTCTGCAAACGAGATCACGATGTGGTCACCGCCGATCATCCGCAAGCTGGCCGACACGAGCCTAGACGCATCGTTTTTGACATTGTGATCCAGAACCAGACGGTTCAATTCCAACACAGACCCCGCAAAATCCTCGCCTGCGATGCCATTGCGCAGTGGGCTGCTTGCTGGTGTACCATACGTCACACAGCCCACCAGAGCGCCCTCCCTAAACAGCCCAAAGGCATGGCTGATCGACGGCCAGCGGTGGGCGTAATGCACACCCACCACCAGTCTCTCGCACTC